ATGTTTAAAAATCGTGATAAATACGGCATTAGCACTTCCTTAACGCAATACCCATAGCATTAAGTATATGCTAAAAATTCTTTAACTGAATTTCAACATTTCCATTGACTATAATAACTTTATCTATTATAGTTTTCAGTATGAAATTTTTTTGTTTCTTGTCGATGTTGTCCCAAACATCGGCAAGTTTTTTTATGTTCTGATAAGTAAATTCTTTCTTTTGTGTATTAATGGCATTTTTACTTTCTACAGAAATATCTTCTTTTGTCTTTGAAATTTGCGATTCTAAATCTTTTATCATTTCCAAAACAGTATCATTGCCGTCTGCATATAAGCTATATAGACGTTTAAGCTTTGTTTGTTCTCGCTCAAGTTGTGATTGCATAATTTCAAGCTTTGTTTCTTTTGCTTTTGGTTTGTAAGAAGACAAATTGAGTGAAATTTTAAGTATTTCATCAGTAACTTGCTTTTCTATATCGTCAGCCCATTCAAGAGAATTATTGCAGTTGGGATTGTAATTCGGAAGATATTTCAAGCCTTTATTTCTTGAACAGCAATATATCTTGTGATTCCCATTACTCCACTTTTGATAACGCATTTTACAACCGCACACTCCGCAATAGCACAAACCTGTGAGTAAATTCGGTTCAGTAAAGCAACTTATTTTTGCAGAGCACCTTGATTTTCTCAATTCTTGAGCGAGTTCAAATCTATCTTTATCAAAAATCGGTTTATGCTTGCCTTGATAGATATTGCCTTTGTATGGTATCATGCCAATATTTACAACTCCGGTAAGCACTTTTCGCGTAACTAATTCAGATTTGAAGCCGCATATTTCTTTAATTTTCGCGTCTGAATAGCCGGAAATAAACAATTCCAAGGCTTTCCTTGCCTGTTCTGCTCTTTCCTGGATAGGAATTAATATTCCTTGTTCTTTATCATACCGATAACAGTAAGGCGTATTGCCGCCACCCCACCAGTAGCCTTGCTTAATACGTTCAAGCATACCGCCGCGCATACGCAACATCATTGTGTTTTTGTCGAGTTGTGCAAATACTGCCATCATCTGTGTGTATGCCTGTTCCATAGGGCTGTCATAACTAATGCTGTCATGTACACATTTAAACGCAACATTATTGCTTTGGAATACTTTTTCGATGATGTAAATTCCGTCAACCATGCTTCGGGAAATACGGTCAAGCTTAAATGCAACAACGCAATTTACTTTTTTGCGGCTACAATCAGTAATCAGCCTTTGCAATTCCGGGCGATTCATATTTGAACCCGTATATCCTTCATCAACATACCAATCAGCTATTATCAATTCATTTTTTCTGCAATAGTTTTCAATATCGCGCTTTTGGCTTTCAAGTCCGTTGCCTTCTTCTGCCTGTTTCTCTGTCGATACTCTCATATAAGCAACACATTTCATAGTATATATCCTCCTAAAGTATAAAATGTGCCGCATTTATCACGATACAGCACATTTTACACATCTAAAATTTACTTGTCAATTATCTCTGCAATCATTTTAACGATACTGTCCGGCAATGTTAATTCTTCCGTGTCTACATTTTTACCATTTTGAGTAACATTAATCATAAAATATCCTCCAGTCGCTTAATTTTTTGCTTGATTTTAATAACTTTTCGATTAACAGTTCTTTCACAAAGTGATACCCGAATTGCTATCTGTGTTATAGTGTTCCCTTTTGAAAGCAATTTAAAAATTCTTTCTTCTTCTTCTGTAAAATTGGCATTTTCAATGATTTTTTCAAGCTCCGGCTTAGTCAATTCTGAAATTTTCATAAGCCGTTTCCTTTCAATTATTCGTTTTTACGCTCCGGGCATTTACCGGTACGGTTTTTACAACCGTAAATTGCCGTTCCCTGCTTATTTGTGCCTAAATAAAACTTATGCTTGCATTTATCACAGCCTTTGTCAGTTGCGCTATTTATGTTCATTTTTAGCACCTCGATTCCATTTAAAAACCATGTTATTGTCCTGTCGCCAGTATGTATTATCATGTGGGCTTTTTAATCCATTTTCACGGCATTTATCCCAACACGATTGACACAACTGCCCCGTTTCGCGGTCTATAGGATTTCCACAGTGATAGCACAGATTATTAGCTTTGCGATACTCTTTTATATCTATTTTGTCGTAATATTGCTTTCTATGCACTTGAGCGTCCTTTTTCAAGCATATTGCACATTTGGCTTTAGGCTTTGCCGCTGGACGTTTACCACAACGAGTACAAATGCCTTGTTCTTTTCGTTGTTGGTACAGCGCCCGCTGCTGTTTTTTGAATCTCTCATTGTATTGTTTTTGTTTTTCATCGGATATGGGATTGTTTGCACGGTATATAGCTTTTCTCGCTAAACATTCCGGGCAAATATGTTCATCGCCAAAAAGTTTGTTTTTTTTGCATTGCGGACAAATTTTGTATTCTTTGCACCACTCACGAAATTCTTTTTCACGTTCGTTATTTTTCTTTAAACAATCCGAACAGTAGTAACCAGTTCTGTCAAGCAGCTTCCCACAACATGGACATAATCCATTTTCTTTGCGTCTTATGTAACAATTGTGACTAATTTCTTTTTGCGTTAATGCCATTTTTTATTTCCTCAAACTATCCTTTAAAGCTTCAAATTCTTTCGGCGGTTCTGAATATGCTTCTACGTCTTCTGTATCGCTCATAGATGGCTTATTCTTGTCCGAAAGAAGAATTGTATTATTTTGGTATTTTTGCTCGATTTGAGCCTTTAGTGAATTTTGATTTACTTTTTCGATAAGTTTCTGAATTTCTGCCGGCACTCTTTTAATTTCTTCTGCCCGGCTTGTAACGCTTCTATAAGTTTTAATAAAATTGGACTGTATTACGGTTTCAATCGCTTTGTAATCGGACGTTGCCCAATTTCTTAGATTATCGGGATTCCCAACAGCTTCTTGAACGGTCGGCGGAAGCCTTGAAAACTCCTCAACTGCACCATATGTACCATTCCGCAACGCTTTACTCACTAAACTCCATGCTTCCATTTCATTCAATTCCTGCGGCTGTGAAATCATTTGTATTTTTGCTATCAGCTCTCCTATACTCGGCGCAAATCCGCTTGTATCCGATGTTACGTAAGCTTTTAACGCAACAGAAATTTGATTGTAGTTGTAATCCTCTAACATCATGCACCACACGTCAACCGTTTCTGAAATATTGTTCGGCTTATAATTTGGATAGCTGTCGCACATAATCCGAATGATTTTGACTGTTTCTTCTCTTGTCAATCATTGCCACCTGCCTTATACATTGTCCCAATCAATAGTACCCTTGCTGAAATTTTTATTAGGTACTGTATTTTGGTTCAAATAATTTTCAAATTTTGTTCCGAACAAGGTTTCCGGTCGCAAATATTTTTCCATATCCGTACCCAACCATTCGCCCGCCTTTTTGTCTATTACCTCGTAAAAATCAGATTCTTTATACCCGTCTTCTATTCTTGCGTGTATATGCCGTTTTGTTGCCTGTGTATTGTATCTGTATTTAGTATTACACCTCTTATTCAAGTAGTCGATAACATTCATATACACCGCATTGTTTTCCTTTTCATTTGCATTGTCGGGCAAATTGGTATCAGATGTTTCTTCAATGCTGTGGTCTAATAATGGCGTGCCACTTCTGATTGAATCAATAATATCATTAACGTATTTTCTGAATTTTTCAGATTTAATCCGTTTTGCCGCACTCAATACTCCTGCAAGAACTTTTTCCGATTTATTCCAATTGTATTTGTACCACCGCAATATCAGTATCTCTTTCGTATTTGAATCGTATTTTATAACATCGTGTACTTTGTCGAACCGCTCAAGAAGCCTTACGATAGTGTCTTTACTGTAGCCTGTATGCCTTGCCATTTGCGAAAAATTCACTTCGTAGCACCCGCAGATATTCGTCTGCGGATTAGTTAAAAGGTACATGTAAAAATACTTGTCTTCCGGTGTAAAATCATCTTCAACTTTGCTATCCGTCCAAAATGCCAATTGGACATTTCGATATATTGCCATATTATCGCCCCTTATCTGTTATTCAAGTTCCGTTGCTTTGTTACTTTACTAAATCATTAATATTGATTCTAAATCCGTCAAATATCTTGCCGCCACTTCGGTTGTATTTTGCGGTATCAAAAAACATCAAATTTCCCTCTCTGTCAGTTGCCATGCTTACACCGTTCCGTGTAAGACTGGATTTTAACAGGTCAAGTAAGATTTGTATTTCGTGTTTTACTTCGTCTTTCATACTGTACCACCTTGATTGATATTCAAATTTTCAAACATAGCACACATGATATCAACAACAATGCTGTTGCCAAACTGCTTATACAACTGTGTATTACTATTTACTGCTGCCATTTTGTCAATATCTTCATCAGATACACCCATCAGCCGTCCGCACTCTCTAGGTGTTAGCTTTCTGATACGATATTGAGGTTTTTCAAGCAATAAATTGTCTTTCTGCACACTCGTTAAGCAATTACTTGTGCCTTGTATATTCACTTCTAATCTCTGCTCGGTTGGACTTCCCACAGTTCTATCTGACGGATTATCAGGATTTCTGCCACGCATAGCAACTATACAAGGCTGTTGATTGCCACCTTGATATGTGCGTATAGTGGGAGAACAGCTATCCTTATCATATACATTTCCTGCATAATTACCGCCATCAAATCCGTATATATTTCCTATTCTAACTTCATTCATTAAAACAACTCCTAAATCGTGTTTTTCTGCTTTGACACATCGGGAGATACCCCCCCCGATAATGCCTTTCTGAAAATTCTCTGAAACTTCCGTGTAAATACTTCCTATTACTTCCATTCAATCACTCCGTTACTTCCATAATTATCAAAGTCTTTGTAGTCTCTTGCTCTCAATGTTGTTGCAATATCAATTTGTTTATCTAATGTCGCTCCTTGGTCTTTCAACAACACAGTTTCCATCCGACCGCAAGTTGCTGATTCCTGCGTCATATCTTGCCTTGATACAGTTTGCAACTTCTCTTCTTCCTGGTTCGCAGATTGTTCCGTCAACGCAAACCTGCTCTGCTCTGCTCTGCTCTGCTCTTAGGGATTGTATCTGGCAATGTCCCGTTGTCAACAAGTGTCTGAATTAGTTTCTGTGCCTTTTCGTTGTTAATGTAGTATTTCTCGTCTACATCTTCCTCTAAGTAATCTTTCAACTTCTTTTGAAGTGGTATAGGCTGCGGAAATTTGTAGGTGTAATTTCCGAGAAACGAAAACATAAAGCAACGGTTCCTATTCTGTGCAACTCCGTAATTCTTGGCATTCAAATCCTGCCAATAATTCGTGTAGCCAAGGCCTTCAAGAAAATCTATCCATTTCTTAAAATCTTCAATATTCTTTTTGCCGTGGACCTGTGGCACGTTCTCCATAAATAAAATCTGTGGCAATTCTCCGTTGCTATCTCTGATTTCTGTTAGTATTCTCTCAACTTCCCACAACAGACCGCTTCTTGTGCCGCTGCCCTTAGACATTCCGGCTTGTTTCCCAGCAACTGATAAATCCGTACAAGGAAATGAGTAAGTAAGTAAGTAAGTGAATGCATTTGTGTCGCAGATATTCAAATCTTCTGCATGAACCTTAGTTATATCCATTGTAGGAAAATCTGTGCCATGCACTGCATTATAGCTTGCTATAGCATACTTATTAAACTCCACAACTCTGTAATGCTCAAATTTAGCACCTATTCTCTTTAGCGCCATAGCTTGACTTCCATAACCAGCAAAAAGCTCTATTAATCGAATAGGCTTCGTTATGGAAACTGGCTCTCTCATAAAGTCAAATAAAGTCATTTGCCTGTCCATGTTTTAGCTCCTACTGGTGTGTCTGATTTCATCAAAATTTCTACGATTTCCTGTATCAAATAGAATCTGCTCATGCGCCGATGACAGCCGTCACACTTGTCTTTCGGGCATTTGTATGTGTGTTTGTAAGCTCTGCACTGGTTATCTTTCAACTGAATCACCTACTTTCAATAAATCCATAAATTTCTCATACTGCTTCTGCGACACCTTGTTACACCTCTTGTCTTCTCTGATTTCGATTTTGAGGTGTTTTTCTGCAATGTGTGACAGTTCCTTTGCAAGATTCTTTCTGCCCTGCTGTATGCCGTCACGGTAGCCTTTAGACGGCTTGTAATCATCAATCTGTGCTTTTCCCTCACCTTGTGAACCACTTGTTTTGTTCCTTAGCTGGTATCCTTTGTCGGCATAAGCCTTAATGTAATGCTGCTCCTGTTTATCAAGTTCGGATTTCGGAAAATGCAGAAATCCTATCTTCCAGCCACAAGGATTGCTTTTTGAGTACAATTTGTGCTTTTTGAGCGAAAGGTCAATATGTTGGTATCCGACAAGGTGCTGTGCAAGCCTTGTCAGGATATGTACAGCCTGCCCGATATAGGCATATTTGAATCCGTTTTCATCGGTTCGTGTCAAAAAGTATATGCCGCTCTCCTCGTCAAGCTTTGGATTGACTTCTAATAAACGTTTTTTATTGTTCTGTTCAATCGCTTTTGCCTGCCTAATGCTTTGATAATTCAAATTTCATCACTCCAATCTATCATTTGACCGCAATTATCACAATATTTAATGTCGGTATCTTTATAGCCATCATCACACAATAGTTCTCCACAATTAGGACAATACCATTCAAACGGAATTCTCTCTCCGCTATTTTTTACTTTCTTTGGTATCCGCTTTTCAAGTGCCGTCTGGCATTCTTCCAAAGTCCCAATCTTGCGATATTGACGCCAATCACTTAATGCTTCAAAATAATTGCTTCTCATATCCTGTAATTCTTCCGGCGTGCCGATTGCACGGTACTGTTGTACTTTTTCAAGTGCCTGTATTGCAAGACCAAGCGCTTCTGCAAAAATTGAACACTCTGGATGATGTACTATCTCTGTTTTCAAGATTGTGTTTGCTTCACTCTCTGTCATACTCACACCTCTTTAATTAAATGGTAATCCCTCATCTTCCACTCCGTCTGGGATACTCATAAATCCATTGCTGTCAACATTACTGTTCGGCTGAATTATGCCGCTACTTTGCTGATTCTGTTTGCTTTCGCAGAACTCCTGTTCTTCAACAACTACATCAGTCGTGTAAACTCTCTGACCGTCTTTGTTCGTATAACTTCCAGTCTGAATCCTGCCGCTGATTGCAATTTTTATTCCCTTAAAGAAATATTTTTCGGCAAATTCTCCCGATTTTCCAAATGCAATGCAATTAATAAAATCTGCGTTCTGCTCGCCCTCTTTTTTGAATTTACGGTCAACAGCTAATGTGTACCGTGCTACCGCCATACTTCCGTTTGCTGTCTGTGAATATCTAACCTCTGGTTCTCTTGTTAATCTTCCGCATAAAATCACTTTATTCATAACTTATTCCTCACTTTCTGCTAATTCAAATCTGTACTTCTGTTCTGTATTAGGATATTTTTCCTTGTCAACCTCGCTCATAAACATTTCAAGGGGTCTGTTCCAGATATGCCCCTCATATTCATACACAACCGATATTTCTTCTGTTTCTGTATGCCTTGAAATACCGATAATAGTAACAATCTTGCCTAGCTTGAAATGCTTATATTTCTCGCCTTTCTGTGGTAAAGGTCTGTCAAATTCTGTACTGATGTTATCTGCCTTAAAATGCCTTGTGAGTAACGCAAGGTCACAGTTTGGCTTATCTTCGCCATCAAGGTCAAAATCTTCCGACTGTTCAATGTGTAACTGCTGCCACCACTCACCCCGCATAGCGTCCATATAACTTTCTAAGTCCTTAGAAGTAGTATTTCTGTCAGATACCAAATATCCACATATTCTTAATATTCTTGCCATACTTATTCCTCACTTTCTTCTGACCAGTCTAATCTTTGACCGCAATACCAACAATATTCAATTCCACTTACGCAAATAGTGTCTTTGCAAGTAGGACACCGGCAAATTTCCCCTTGTGTAGTGATAAAATCTCTTAATTCACTTTCAATATCAGCACAAGTCACATTTCTTATTTCAGGCTTCTTCGGTATCTGCTTTTCAAGTGTCTGTACAATCAATTCCCTATTTTTAAGTGGTATATTATATAACGCTTTTATTTCATTACAACCCATTGATTTAGCTTCTTTAAGAACTGCACTGTAATCATCTGCTAACTGTTTGATAAGTTTGTCTTTTTCTTCCATATTCTCTCCTATTCCGCTTCTGATTGAAGCCATTCAATAATCTTCGGCACGCAAATATCTTCTGTACCATTGCAACTGTCACAGTCATCGCCGCACACAACACAGTCTGCGCAATGTTCAGACACATCGTAAATGTATTTTGCCAATTCTTCATCCGACATATGCCTGATTCCGTCAGCATTAGTCTGTCTGCTATCACATTTACAACAAGACTCATTATCTCTCGAATTGCTGTTGTGCTGGCAGTTGCGAGAAATCTTTTCTTCGCTATCATCAAATGCTTTTAAAAACATTTCAGCAATTTCTTTCTCATATGTACCGCACATACCTTTGCAATCAATATCCGCAATAACCCTCGAAAAGAAATCTTTGAATTTGTCAGCAATATAATCTCCTGTAAAATCTTTAGGTATGTCAATTATTACTTTCATTTTCTCCACCTCTCAATTCTTCCAACTTCTTAAATTAAGTCCGCCACACCTAATACAATAAAACTTTTTATATCCTCTGGCATATTTACACAAATAACCACAATGTTCGCAATATTCTTTTCCGTTACTAACTGATATTTTTTTAGGTTCTGACACATTTTTCCTCTCGAACAACTCTCCGTGTTTGCATTCTATACAATAATCATAGTCTTCTTTATACTTGCAAATATTACAATCAATCATTGTTACCTCGCAATCCTTTCAGTTTTGCTTCTGCTTTGGATTTTGTGAGAAATACTGTTTTGCCAAATTCCATTACATCAATTTGACCAGATAAAGTCCTGTCATCCGATTCATAATCGCAAAACAGTATAGTTTCTCTATTTTTAAAACAATCCAAATGGAAGTCCTTAACTGTAAACTTGTCTACATCTTTTCCAAATCCTGCAAAATCAAGAAAAATTTTATCTCCCACCTTGCAAGGCAACTTAATAAGCATGCCCTGTTCCTCTAAGTCTTCATATTCTTTTAGCTTCTCCCTTAACTCAGCCATAGCCCATAAGTTACGATAGAATACAGCTAATAATCCTATCTGACTATCTATTTCAACTGACAGCATTTCAGCCATATATTCGTCAAAGCTTTCATCTGACATATAAGATAAATCCTCATCACACATATCATTAATAAGATTTCTTGCAAGCTCTCTACAGTCAATATCCAAATTATAATCTCTGTATCTTGCAGTATTATTTTCATCTACATAACAACTATTATGTGCCAATTCAATCATTGGCATAGAATCCGCCGGTTTATTGCTTGTTAATCTCTCCATTCCTACTCCTTTCTAAAACGGACACACATTTTTATTTTTGTAATGTCTTGCTATTATATTTTTAATCCATCTAGGCAACATACATTTCCATATAGGTGTATTGAAATCATAATTAAATAAACAGCCACAATCGCCACATTCGCCCTCGTAACCACGCTCTTCCCACCCCATAGGGCAGTTTTCACAATCTATGTCATACCAACAAGAAATTTCTGTGTAACGTTTCCACTTATCGGAGTTTTCAATAGGTTCTGAATATCTGATTGATGTAATTCTCACATTCCCAAAACGCCTGTCTATATCAACAGGTTTCTTTATCCTCAATATTCTCAAAACGGACATTCATCTCCTTTCCTTAAAATCCAACTCTTGCCCTGTTCCGCAACATCCACATTCGCCACATTTACAGCGTTTTTCATCTTGGCAATAAAACTATCCTTATCAGCATTTTCGCTTGATAAATGGCACATTATGACGTTCTGCAAGCTATTTGAATGATTTGCTTTAACAAAATCGCAAGCCGTGTCAATGGATAAGTGACCTCTGAAAACGTGATTAGCTTTGCCCGTGTTATCCCTTTCGATTAAATCCTTGTCATAATTCACACCGAGCAAAATGTGATTTATGCCCTTAAACTTCCACTTAATTAATTCTGTGTCAGTGATGTAAAGCATTTTCCCCATTTCCGGGTGAGCAATCAGAAATCCATATATTGGACAAGGTTCTCCATTTGCATTGGTGTGTGTCCAGCTGCCATCTATTGCAGTTAGGTCAAACGATTGTATTCTGAAAGCACCACTACCGATTGCCATAGGATTTTGACTTATGTATGGCGCGTAAATCGGTATTCCCATAGCCTTAAAATCCTTTAATGACTTGCTGTGGTCAAGGTGTCGGTGGGTGCATAACACACCCACAACATCTTTAATATTCCAATTCAAGCCTTTCTTAATCTCCTTAATCGGTATTCCACAATCAAGGATAAGTGTTTCTCCACTTTCGGAAGTTAAGGTGTAGCAATTACCTGTACTTCCTGTTGCGATACATTTAAGTTTCATTTAAGTACTCCTTTAATACTTAATATTCATATTTCCGTGTTCATTTACCCAGTCAATAGCTTCTGCATATGTCACACCATTGTTTTTCAAGATGTAAAGCAGATTATGGAATTTAGGGTGCGTTTCTTTCAGTTTTAAAAATCTGCTTTCTCTCTCTAAGTGACATCCAAATCCACATAGGACACAACCTGTTCTTTGACAACCTGTGGTTTTCAGCAATGGTCTTTCATTGTCAAAAATCCCAAAATCGGCAAATGACATCTGATTGTCACATTGCCCCATAGCTTCATAATCTGTAACTACTTCGCCATAAACGGAACATATTGGCAGATTGTTTTCTTTGATGTATAAAAGCACATCCTGTTCCGTCCAAAAGCTCATAGGATTGCTATGTGGTCTTGTGACATTAAAAGCATTACAACCATCTTGTAACCATTTCTGTGTACGCATAACACTTTCGCTAGCCATAGTTGCTATAATAGGCTTTCTGCCTGTTTCCTTTTCATAATCGTGTGCAGGCTTTTTCTTCATAATGTCACAACATAAGTCACTTATCTCAAATGGTGCGTCAAGAAAGAATTTATATTTTTCTTGATTAAACTGACTATAATTACCTTTACTATCTGTCAGTTCTCCATTCAATCTGCGTAACCTGTATTCTGAATCGCTAGGGATAACTCCCATCTGCAAACTCTTGTACTTTTCGTTCTGCTTGTTTATTCTCCTGTCTATTCCTAACAGGTCTGCCATATAGCAAGCATATGGAATTGTCTGTCTGTCTGTTAAGATTGTGTTGTTAGATTTTTGGCTGTCAAGATATTTAACATATTTTCTTGCACCACTTACACAGTTTGATACTTCCTTGCTAATCATTGGGAATCCATACTTTTCACAAACTTCCGTGAATGAAATCTTAGGTTTCAAAATCACAAGGTTATCAAAAGTCTGTGCAAACTCCTTTAACTCTGGATACTGTGTCGGCACATCTACAAACACAAAAGGGATATTTTTATATCCACAAACCTCTCTGATTATGTGTCCTAAAACTGTGCTATCTTTGCCACTGCTAAATGACAGATACACTCCATCTTCGCCGAACTCGTTTGCCCAGTTCCTTACCCTCTCTGCTGTCATTAAAACCTTGATATTCAGCGGTAATACCTGCCATTGGTATAATTCCTGTATTGTATGTTTTGCCATGCTCACACCTCGATTTCATCATCCTGTGGAAACTGAAAGTATTTTGTTGTGGCTTTGATAAAATCATCTTCGGTAAACCTTTTAATAAAGCTTTCATATTTTGTCGTACCTGCTATAAACTTCATAAACGAAAGCAAGCCATAATGCTCCCTAAGCATTTCCATAGCCTTAATTGCCTTTTTTTCTGTTGAATAACTACCCATTACATATCTTTTATCACCAACTTTGGCAATAACACTTTCGCATTCAACATAAACAACTGCCATTTCATAAGAAACATCTATTGTTCCGTCCTGTGAAATTACTCTCATTCAAAAAACTCCTTTTCTAATAAATCTTTATTGCCAAATTTGTTGTCGATAACTTCAATTTTTTCTTTCCATGGAAAAGTCGGCGAATAATTGGGAACGTCCAGCCACCGAATAATAAAAGCTGTGTTGACAATATCATACTCAATGATACCAATTGTAGGCTCTCCCGCTTTAGGCTTATCAGTTCTTTTTACAATATCATTCTCCCAAATCAGCTTGCCGTTCTTATCATTTAAACCAGTACACTGGCAAATCGTGGCCGGGTCTACCTCATTTATATTTATGAAATTCAATATGTGGTCGTATTCTGTAACGATATAAGGCATGCCAGTAAAAGTGTGAATCAAATTTCCGATAGCCCATTCGTTGGTATCTTTTTGCTTTGTTTTAAATAAATATCTATCTTCCATATTTTCTCCTATTCCTGCATAAACGGTGGAAGCGTACTGTCTTCTGCCTGTTCTTCGGTTACTTCCGTGGCTGTGGTGTCAACAATGTCTGATTCGTCAAAATCAATGCTGTTAGCGTTTTCAGCAATTTCAGCCTGTGCGGCTTGATATACTTCGTCCATTTCAACCTGTGCCTGCCGTGCCATTGGGTCATAGTTCTTAGGATATTTCCTTGTCGCATTGTTACACATTTTTCTCTGAATCATACTCTCCGGTGTATCGAGCCAAGCACCGCTGATAAATGGTCTTGCAAGTTCACATTCAAGCATTTCATCAACTGTCTTACACGCTCTTAAAGCGTTAAGTATTTCTTCTTTCTTAGCCTTAATTTCTGTTTTCTGCTTTGGTGTAGCGTGGTATCTATCCTCACAAATGCCAAAAGTCTCATTCATTATGTTTTGCTTAACATGAGCTAAAAGATTTACCTTAACGCTGTCTCTATCAGCAGAAAGATACGTAACTGTTCCGTCTGCCAATTTAACAGGATAAACAACTCTTACTGCTTTATCAGACTGTCCATTTTCCTCCCACTCCGGTTCTGTAATTGTAAGTCCCTTGTGTTTAGGCGGTATGTACTTATCTCCCTCCTTAATTACCCAGTACGGATATACCTGTTTAACATCTTTGCCGTAATTAGCAAGCAAAGAATCGTAGCCGCTACCCTCAATTCCCATTTCAACCTGTTTCTGCCAAATATCTTTTCCGGTCTGCGGGTCAACGCCTATTTTTACGTTTCGCAACTGAAAATAGCACTCTCTCGGATATGCACTCGCATTTAATTTAAGGCTTGCACAACGCTTCACAATGCCCCTTAAATTGCTTGTATCAAGATTTCCCATATTAATCTTAGGGTCACTCTTAACAAGATTAAATATGCTTGTCATAGCTTCCATAGCGCACTCTTTTGCGTAATCGTCCATATCCATTCCAACAGCCTTATAATCATTGATAATAAGTCCTGTCATTGTATTGCTCCACTCACTTAAAGAGGTGGTAAACGCTTTCTTTTCCGCAACTGCTGTATTCTCTGCCATAATCTCTATTCCTCTCTTTCTAATAATTCTTTTACATATAAATCTGTATTTTTCGGGTATCGGTTGCAGTTTGAAGTTACCCGCAAAGTATGTTCTGCCAGTTCTTTTGCTTTTAAAATAACTTTTAAATCTGTTTCTGCCATTTACTAATCCTCTGATTCAAAGAGTTCAGATGAAAAGATACAAAAAGGGCGAACACCGCAGCAGTAGTTACAGCAGCCGCCGTCGATACAGCCGGACGGCGAAACGACGGTAACGGAATATTCACAGTCATTACGCTTTGTGCTCCATGGTGTTGCAAGCCACCACCAATCGTCAGTATTCGGGATAAAGCTTCTGTACTTGCGGTAGTTATCTACGGTCAATAAAGATACTGTGTCTTCGCAGTTTCCATATTCATCTTGACCGTCAAGTGAAAGAAGATTGCGGTTAAATGCAATAATATTTTCTTCTCCTATTTCATTAGTAATCTTTTCGATAAATTCTGTGTTGAGATATTCTCTCAACTGACTTCCAACCCAATTATTTGATTCACTATCAAATTTCATTGAATCCTCTAATCTGTCAGCAAGGCACATATATCCTTTATCTGTAATATCAAGGATTGTCCATGTAAGCCCAGCAAGTTTAAATGTATCTCCTGCGCTTAATCCGGCTGGAATCTTTCTTGTTTTTTCAACTGCTTTTAAAACAGCGACTTCATTTCTTAATTCATTAATCTGCTCCTGCAAACTTTTCATTGTCAATGTCATAATCATTCTCCTTTCGATACAAAGATATTAGATTTTAAGATACAGAACGGACGAACACCGCGGTCGCCGATACAATCGCAGCCGTCGACGCAGCCGGACGGCGAAACAACGGCGACAGCACGTTCCCAACCCCTGTCAGCCGTACTCCAAGGCGTACATGTCCACCACCAATCGTCCAATCCTTTATTAAAAAGCAAATTGTTATACTTTCTTGCTTCGTTAAACGTTATCGGTCTTACCTTGCAATAACAAGGCTTAAACTCATCTTGCATATCAACAGATGTTAAGCTAGCCGCCTGTTTAATAATGTTGCCTGCTCCAATCTCTGATTCAATGACCGGTTGGATGTTTTCTTCAATAACTCTTTTAAGATTAGATTTGTTGTAATCTCTTGTATTGCTGTCAAAAACAATACCCTTTGCCATAAAGCTTTTAGATATTACATTTGTCGTGCCACTGCAACCGTTTTGCTCAAGAACGATAAAACCATGTTCTCCGATTTTAAACGTTTCTCCCGGCTGTAATTCTGATAACTGTACCTTATTAGTCTTTTCTGCTTCTTCTAACTTTCTCACAAGCTCTCTAGCAAGTTCCAATTCTCTACTCATTTAATTTTCCTCACTTTCATTGATAATTCTCAATACATTTTCGGCGTTTTCTAATCTTTCTTTTTGCAGTCTAATCGTTGCTTCGCCCATTTCCTTGAATTTATTTTTTGCATATTCAAAGTTAGGTTCTGTCAAGATTATTCTGCCGTTAATAATCAGCCCTATATCCTGCTTTCTTATACGGCATGAATCACACATATATGTTTTTGGAGTTTCTCGTGCTTCAACCTTTTCTATATGTATTCCTTTTGGTCTATTGCTAAAAAAGTATTTAATGTGTAAATATATAAATTCATGTTATCCCTCCACAATTTTCAATCTATCGCCGTCATTCACAATCAGCATAATCAACTGGCTGTCAACCATGCCTGCTACCCGTTTCTGATTGTCGGTTGACAGGCTTTCACTGTCGTCTAGGAAAATTGGGCAGCTAATACTGCTAATTTTCTGAATTGACTTACAAATGTCAACTCTACCCAAAATTCGGTTGCCCTTGTTTGACACGGTCGTAAGAATCGACTTGCCGTCAATTTTCGGAATGCAAACTGATTTGTAATTTCCATTCTTAGCCAGCTCAAACAACTGCCATTCAACTAATTCAAAATGGCTGTTAATAGCTTCTGAAAGCGTTTTATTCTTTACTTTGTCCAATTCTTCAAGCAAGGCAAGTATCTTTTCTGCGTTCGCCTTGTTCTGTTCAGAATCAAGCCTTGTTTTCTTCAATTCTTCAAGTCGCTGTTCGTCTGCTGCCGTATCAGACTTTGCAATCTGGCTTTCGCATTCTGCTAACTGCTGCCTTAAAGCTGTTTCCTGTGCCTTTAATTCTACCTTAACTGCCGAAATATCATTAGCCTTGTGCATAGCTTCTTCTTTTTCTGCAATCTTCTGTTCAAGTGCCTTGTATTCTTCGGTGGCTGTTACATCAATTTCAACCGGAAGTGCCGCTAATTGGCTTTCAAGGTCTTTTAACTTCGCTTCCTGTTCTTTTTTTTCGGATTCGTGTGCGGCAATTTCTTCGTTCAATTCAGCAACAGATTCTCTTTCTGAATCCACAAGAAATTTAATCTTGTTGCCCCTTTCAGCTTCGCTTTCAAGTGCCGAAGCCTTTTTAGATTCAAAGTTTTTAATAAGTAATTCAACTTTGTCTGCTGGTAACTCCTGTCCGCACATCTGACAAATCTTTTCATTTTCGTCAAACTGCATTCCATGTAATTTCGTCCACGTCCCCCTAGCTTCCTGCAATTCAAGCGTGTATCTGCCAATAACTGCATTGGCTTTTTCGATTTCATCATTAGCTGTTTCAATGCCTCTTGAAATTTCATCAATCTTACGCTTGACATCAACGATTTCATCATCAATCCGTCTTCTCTGTTTGAAGTTTTCTTCATTTGCCTTGCGGCTCATGTCATTCAATTCAAATTTAAGATTGATAATGTCGGCACTTGCCTTGTCATATTCAGCCATCAGCTTGCCATTGTTGGTCTGCTTTGCCACACAATCAGCAATCTGCTCTTTAAGGCTGTTCTTCTGTAATTCAAGGTCAGATGTATCAATAGCCTGTTTGAGCTGAATATCTCTTTCCTTTTCCTTAATCTGTCCGTCAAGGATAGGCAAATCCTTTGTAATTTTAGCCTTAGTAGCCTTATTCATAGCCAATAATTCCTCTGCCGTATATTTGCTTAACAGTGAAACTAACTGGGATAATTCGGTCTGCTGGCGTGCCACATCAATATCAGAAACGTCATCTACCAAATTGAATAAATATTCTCTCATGTCTGCCGGTTTCTGATTAAGAAATGCATTCACATTACTGCACATCTTGAATACATTCATATCAACATCAAGATACGCATTAAAATCCTTTAATGTCTTGGGCACATCGTTGATGAAATACTTGTTATCGTCCTTATAACTGCTGCCATCCTTACTGTAGGTACGCTTCTGCACTTTTTTCATAGTTACTTCTTTTCCGTCAACATTAAGCACAATTTCAACACTGGTGTCCATATCATCAACGGACTTTCCGCCTACTTCCCGGCGCACAACCGGATTATCTTTTAATTCATAATCACAGTTAAACAGGCACCAGTTGTATGCCGTAGCAATACTGGATTTTCCTTTGCCGTTCATTGCTAAAATTTTTGTTAAATCAAAGAAGTTAAATTCTTCATGCGCATAACACATGAAATTTTCTACGATAATTTTTAACAACTTAATCATCCCATTCCACCTTATCCCTTTCTTTTTCAATTCTTTGGGCTTCAAACTCATTTCCCAAAATTCTGTACATGTCCACCAGTGATATGTACTTGTCCGCTTTTGTTTTGCTCAAAAGCACTTGAACTCTTGTTTCTGTGTCTAAAAGTGCTTCATACCGCTTCTGCGAAATCTTAATCTTCGCCATTTTCGTAATCCCCCTCCTGTAAATTATTGATTGACAATTCGTAGGCTGTCTTGATTTCTTCTGTGCCGTCTTCATACCTTTTCAAATATTCACGGCTTTGTAATCTGCCGGTACAAGAGATTTTTTCACCCACATTCATAAGCCCTGCCTTAACAGCTTTTCTTCCCCATGCAACGCAAGGAATGTAATCTGATTTTCCGTACTTCCGGTTACTTGCTACCAGTAAGTCAGTAATCTTTCTATTCAGCGGCGTTTCACGGAAAATTGGTTCACGACAGATATATCCGTCCAGTTCCGCAAAATTTCCGTCTTTTCCCGGATATTCTGTAACGTCTTTTGCAAAAACAAAGATGTGACAGTGACCGTCATAGTTCATTGTTCGGATTTCTCCGAAAATTTCAACCTGTTCATCTTCCTTAATATTTTTAAGGAAAATTTCTGAAAATGTAACGTTGAGTATGTCCGGAACGCCACTCGTCCTCACGCTTGTAATTTGTGTTAAATAGAATTTCTCACCATGGCTTTCATGCGATAAAATTGGTTCTTTTGTTACTTTCCCACTTATTTCAATTTTGTTCATTTCTTTGTCCTCTTTTCTTTTAATTATTAAAATCTTCTTTTACAACATTAATTTCGACAAGTCTTTCCCACTTGACAAAATTAAACACTGCCTTAGCTTCCGTTCCGTCTTCCTGTGGTACAAGCACTCTGTTATTAAGTGCTACAATTACCGGCTTGTCGCCTGCAACTCTTAAAAATTGTGCCTGTAATCCAATTGGTGCAACAATCGCTATGATGTCACACTCACTGATTTCTTCCTGCAACTCAAATGCCGATTCGATAGACCGGTCAATCTGCACAATTTCAACGTTCCCCAGTGCGGCTAACTGCGGATCTGTCATTTTGTGCCGAGAAAACCACAGGACCTTTTTAGGCTTCTGATTTTCTTCAAATCTTACAACCTTGCCGTCATTCAAAATGACTGACTGATTTTTCATTTCCTGCATTTCTACGCAATCCTGTACTGTTACCTTTTCTTTGTTCATTTCTTTTTCTCCCTTTTAATCTTTGCAAATTTGTCAATCGTTTTCCGGCTTCCGGTTTCTTTATTAATAAGTTTTAAATAAAACTCTGTTTCTTCAACCAAAAGCCAATGTTCGGCATTTAAGTGGTGCGCCGAACACGCTTCTTTCTGTTCCCTTGTAAGTTTCTTTGGCTGTTTCATCTTTTATCCTTTCCGTTTCCGTTGCTCCATGAGTAAACCAAAGCAAGCCCAACTTCAACGAGGATTGTGAAAATTACTCCTGCCACAAATGGATTAATATACATTTCATACCCCTTTTCTAAAAACTCATGCACATCTGCGCATTGGAATTTGTAATTTGTTCTGAAAGTACCGTTGGCGGCAAATAGCAATCAATAAAATCATGTACATCTGCAATGTATTTGCGCTTTATACTCTTGTATGTCGAAACACACCCGTATTCGCGTTTCAACTGGCGGTATATGTCCGCAAATACCGAACTCCTTACGCTACTGTCTTTGTATGCGCTGGTGTTCTTGCCGCCCAGCACATCAATTACTTTTCTTTTGATATGCTTCTGCACTTCGTCTATTTCACAGCCGTACAGCGGCATATCATTTTCAAGGGAAGATATTTTATCTTCAACCTTATCAATTCTTTCATTCAGCTTCACATTGCCTTTTGCAATAAGCCGAATTTTTTCCTCATCCGTCATGTTCATGTTGTAGTTTCCCGTCTTTCTGATTGACGGAAGCACCTCTGACGTTACCCAGTCAGTAAATCTCTCTGCACTTGCCTTGCGGCTCTGAAATATTGTTTTGTACAGGTTTGGTTCGTTAATGTAAACCATTTTCTGTGTTCCACCATTTGTAAGGGTGTCCACAGTATGGATACCCTTTTCAGATAACCTCTGTTTGACATTTCCTACATTTGTAATTTCCAATGCCCTGCAAACATCAGCCAAACAAAACATTGGCTCGTCATTTACGATTACCGTTCTGACGTTTCCAAATTCTTCTGAATTAAAAACCTGTAAATTTGTATCTGCCATTTCTTCTCCTTTCTGTGATATAATCCTCTTATCTTTATTAAAGGAAAGAGGTGAATGTCTATGGCTAAATGTCCACAAAATTCATTCAAAGAGTGCTATGGCTCTGAATGTGAATGGTACATAGCCGATAAAGGGTTATGTTCTATTACCTGCATTGCTCAAAGCACAGGTGATATCAGTGTTCTTCCTTTGGCTTTTCAGTATTTAAAAGATACCCAAAAGAATCAGCTATTCGACAAATAGCTGATGAAAGTTCAACCAAACTAGGTTTGTACCCTCTATCGTTAGGTTTAACTTTCTTACTTTCCTCTGCCAACAGCTCCATCTGCTGACAGAGGATTTCTAAAACGTGTTCTTTTTTACTCTCCATCTCCTACTCCTGTTTCGTCCTTGTTTTTAGGCTTATCTGCCATAGTTTCCACCATTCCAAGTAAATAACCTTTTTGGTAATCCGACATCTTTGGAATAGTATCTTTTAATTTTTCAACAATTTCTTTTTCTTTTTCACTCATGTTCTCACCTCGCTTCCATTTGTTGATTGTAAAACAATTATATGTCGGTGTAAAACTTTTGTCAAGAACTTTTTGTTGATTTTTTCAACAAAGTATGATATATTACTTTTTAGAAAGGAGGAAAAAAGGAATTGAACAATAGAATTAAAGAAGTCCGAAATCATTTTCATTTAACACAACAGGAATTTGCTGACAAAATAAAAGTCAAAAGAAATACTGTTGCAACGTATGAAATGGGTAGAAGCGTTCCTAGTGATTCGGCAATAGCTTTGATTTGCAAGGAATTTAATGTAAACGAGTTTTGGCTACGCACAGGAAAAGGCGAACCCTATATTAAAAAAAGCAAAGATGAAGAAATTGCTGAAATGCTTGCAGACATTCAAGCCGCTGGTGAAAAAAGTTTTAAGTACAGACTTATTGCGGCACTTAGAAAATTGAACGAAAAAGACTGGGACAGTTTAGAGAAGCTTGTCGATTCAATGATTGAAAACAAATAAAAGAAGCCGGGATAACACATTATGCTATCCCGGCAATTTTATTTAAGTAATCTTTTTATGTACGCATATATAACTTTAAGCCAATGCGTATTATCACATTTATTTATTAATTTAAAAATCTCATTTCTGTAGAAAACATTTTCAGTGTTATCTTTTTTACACATAATTTACCCTCCGTATTCCCCGACACAAAACATAAAGTAGCGATACAAACATTATAGAACAAATGTTTGTTTCCGTCAAGATTGGAACAAAGGTCGCTGATGTAAATTAAGGTTATGTAAAGGGGCGGCGGCGCAATGCCAAATAGCGCAACCGCCCGCCGGAACTTGAATTGCCCAATCTTTTGGACAATTTAATTTTACATAAATTACCAGTTTTACACAAACAAATTAAAACGCAAAAAACGACATTTACTCTAAAATTGTCTACATTTTATGGGGTATGCTGTCATATAATGTCGGATTGCGGCGCGTATAGTACTAATTTGCTATTTATCAATTCGACAAAAATCAGATTATATGCTATTATTATTCAAAAAATAAAAAGCAAGGGAGAATTTTTATGAAAAAGAAATTATTATGCTTATTAATGCCTGTATGCCTTTTAGGACTTGCGGCTTGCCAAAATTCAACCGCGGATAATTCTACCACCGCAAACAGTACAGAAGCAGTAACGGAAACGCAAACTGAAACAGAAGCCCCTACAGAAAAAGAAACACTGTTATCAAGGGATAGAATGGCATACACAGAAGATATTACCTATGAAACACTTGCAAGGTACCCGGACAAAAATATTGATAAACCTGTGAAATTTGACGGAAAAATTATACAGATGATTGGCGCGGTTGATAGCAATTACACCGCTATAAGAATGGCTGTAGATGATGACTACAATCACGCGTTGCTTGTTGTTTATGCAAATGATGTGATTGACGGTAAACTACTTGAAAATGATAGAATTACAATTTATGGTGGTTATGTTGGTCAGTATTCATACACATCTACATTGAATAAACCGATAACAATTCCACAAGTTGAAGCTGTTATGATTGATTTACACGATAACAATTAAAATATCACCGGGAGTATTACACTCCCGGTATTTTTATGTTTAGATTAATTCGCAATCGCTGACATTGACTGCCGCAAATACAGCACCATTGAAGCTAAGGACTGCTCTATCCCCGTCAAGCTGTGTGACTTCATAGCCGCTGTCATTGTGCCATGCCTTAATTGCCGTGCCATTGTAGTCAGTATCGCCGTTGAAACGGACGGTATCGCCCACAGAAATGCCGCCGCAATCCGAACTTTCTTCTGAATCGTCAGAATCATCACTGCCGCCGCCAGCAATGCAATCATCATTAATCCAACCTGTGCCATCATCAATCAGATATGGGTTTCTCGCACCGTCAACAACTCGTGTAATTGTGCCGGTCGTATATGTAGGCTTTAATGCTTCTTCTGACGTTGAAGATACATAGATTGTATCGTAGTTTACGGTATCGCCTACAGAATAGCTGTATCCACCGTCCTCTGTGTCTTCTTCATCGCCGCCGCAGTCGCCCGAATTGCTATCAGAATCACTGCCGCCGTCAACTTCCGGCAACTCGCCGTACCAGTAATTCATATCGACCCTGCTTGATGGTACACCGGCAACTTCACCGTCTGATGTATACTGCCATAACAGACAATCCATTGACGGCTCTGAAATTCCCCAGTGCGCAAGCCATACTTCGTAGTCGGATAACTGGTCTGCATAGATTACTGAATCCCAGTAATTCTTGCTCGCATAAACACCAGTCTTATATCCTGCTTCGGATACTCTGTCGCAGAAAATCTTACAAAAATCAGTAATTTCCTGTCTGTTATCGTATGGGTTAAACCCGTGCTTTTCTTTGTATCCGTCCGCGTCTTCCATGTCGAACCATACACCTAACACCGGATTGTAGCCCTCTACCATGCGCAGTGCGTGTGCCGCTTCGCTTTCTGCTTCGGCATTATTTAACGCATAAGAGTACAGATACACACCATACGGAATGCCCAGTCTTTCACATTCTTCCATGTTGCGGATTGCCTGCTGGTCGTCCTGTGATGTGCTGTCATTGCCGTGACCGACACGAATAATTACACCGTCAACATTTTCCTTTGTGGTATCCCAGTCGATAACTCCGTTATGCTTACTTACATCAATTACTGAATATCTGCTCATATGAACCTCTTTCTGCCGCTATTCTGCGGCTAAATATAATTTTTATTGTGTTTTAGGGTAAAAAATAAGACACTTTCGTGTCTTTAACTGCTGTCGTTATATATACCAATCACCTACCTTATGCCCTTCCATGTACGGTAACATGAAATGATATGCTTTTTGTTTCGTTTTGTGGCGACCAAACAAATCCCGTTATTTGTTCGCTGGTATAGCCGTTTATGCTTGCACTTATCAGCCCTGTTTCCGCAAATGGAGTAATATTCACGCTGTCAATATTTTTTACAATATTAGGTGGCAAATAAATTGTGAACGGTGCCCAAAACGCATTTCCATATTGTGTATTCATTGCATAGCTTTTACTTGCTGTTTTTCCTGCCATTACAATATAACCGCTTGAAAGATATGTGATATACATTTCTGTTTTATCTTGTGGCTTTGTTACGGTAGTGCCAATATATCTTCCTTTTGTATCCGTAAATTTTGCGTCTGACGGTACATCTGCATTAACACTGTGCCCATTTATTAAGCCCGCAAAATTATACGCTTTAACAATACCTTCTCGACAGTCAATTCCTACAGCAGTTTGATTTTTGCCGCCGTACCGACCGTCAGCGCACGTGGAAGTAAACGATACCCCCCACCATGACCGAATTACCAGATTATTAAGCCCGCCACCGTTTCCATTTGCGGAATCGTTACCGCTATAATATATTGTATTTCCGCTATTATCATAATTATTGAACTGTATTGTATCTGTAGTTATGTTACTTGAATAAATATTCGTAAATCTGTGTGATTCATCTCCCAATTCCATGCCTACATCTTCATTAGGAACAATGCTACCTGCAAGGCTGTCAGTACCCGATGTTGTTATAAAATCGTTTAAGTCATAACTATGACCAGAAGTTCCAGCAAGTCTCATCCACCAATTCGGTTCTGTACCATTCCCCCCTGCGAAAGTTACGCGTGGGAAATTGTACCTACAACTTATTACAGCATGGGTATCTGCGCCGCCGAAAGCGATACCGGAAGCATAGTTGCCTTCAAACCAGCTCGGAGCAGTTGACTGTCCTCTGATGGTTTTTAAGAAAAATCCTGTTGTAGCTCCGTTGTCATGCAAAGCCGAAAATCCTGCGGATGTATTATCTGTTAAAAAACACGTAAAATTGGGGTCTGCTGTGCCATGATTATGATTGGACGGCGGATATGTAGGCGGTTTATCTGTTATACCGTTCCAATTTACGTTGCCTGCACTTGCTGCATATTTTACAGACTTTGCGGAATCTGCTGTATTGTCAACGTTTCCAAGTCCTACATTTTCCGCTGTAATATTAACATTTCCTCTCCTATATTCGCTTTCTGCACTGCCTTTTACGCCTGTTACAGGTGTTCCCGCAAGGACATCCCACTTGCCGTCCTCTGTCTTATATACGTTAGCGCCTGCCGGAATAGTATTTCCCGCTCCTTCTTTAAACTCAGCAGTCGTTGTAAATTGGTCTGAAATGTTATACATGCTTCCGCCGTCCGCTTCTGATAGTGCCGGAAGATTTGCAAATGCAACCGTTCCCATCGGTCTTAATGCGCCTGAAAACGATTCAGAAATCTGCTTTGCCTGCTCGTAATAGTATTTTGCGCTATCCGTATCTGCTACAGCATAGTTTTGTGCCGTATTTGCACTTGCCGCCGCATTGGATTCACTGGCTGCTGCCGCTGTTTCACTTGCCTTTGCATTGCTTTCAGATTTTGCCGCTGCCGACTGGCTTGCCTGTGCTTTTGCAACTTCAACCTTAATATCTGCAAGATAATTAGGCTGTAAATGTTTTTCCTGTATGCTTGCTTCTTTTACGATTGCAGACACTTTCCCCGTGCTGTCAATCGAAAATGCCACGGTGTCGCTGTCTAAAAACTCATACTGCGTAATCAATGCCGACAGGTCTATGTACTGCCTTGTGCCATCAATAAGCGTTAAAATAATCTGCTGTGTTTCGGCATTGTATGAAAAATTTACCGCGATTTTTTCCATCTGCGTGTCAATCGTTATTTTTGAGCCATTTTTTTTAGTAATAGTAATAATGCCTGTATTTTCCTCAAACGCAACGTCCTGCACCAGTGTTGACACTTCGGCTTTTGTTGCCTTTGTGGTATCCAGCGTTATAACTCTATTGTCAATTTCATCTGTGGCAACATCTATTTTATTCAGATTACTTTCATTCAGTGGTGTTTCATCACTCGGATAATTTTCCCAATTTATACGACCATACGTTTTATTCATGCCTGCTCCTTTCTAGTTCCACGGAACTTCCCAATCTCCTGTCAAAGTAATACTGCGTTCAGCCGCATTTATTTCAAAAACACCTACTTCTTCACCGTCTTCTTTGGCAGCAATTCGGATTATTGTCGGATACAGTCTTATTGCCGCGGCTGCATTGCTCAATATAATTGTGTTGTAATTCAAATATGTTTGTTCATCTTCTCCAACAGCATATTGCAAGCCCTCTGCACTGATGTTCCACGGTCCGATTTTGCCCTTGGGCATTTCCGCACTGCCGTCCAAACCGATTTTAAAATTCTGATTAGCCGTCACGGCGCCGTTCAGATTGATTTTGTTTGCTTCAATCGAAACGTTTTCGGCAGATTGGTTAATTTTTGAAATAATTTCATCACCATTTACTTTTTTTGATACTTCTGTATTAATGCTGTCCGCCGTCTGCCTTATTGCACTATTCATCTGCTCTGTAGTGCTGTAGCTTTGCAGTTTTCGGGTTACCTCTGCCGAAATTCCCTCTGCTGTGGCATTGATTTTGGTATTCATTTCCGTTGTTGTGCTGTAATCCTTTAACTTGTCTGCCGTGTCCTGTTTTGCATTACTTTCAGCCGTTTCAGCGGCAGATTCAGCATATTGTTTAGTTTCCGTCACCTGTTTTGATAACTCTGCCGTAAATCCGTCTGCCGTCTGCCTTATTGAAGTTTGTAGCTCTGTTTTTGTGTTTGTAGCGTTTTCTTTTGTTTCATATTTTTTGCCAACTTCTGATGTGATTGATTCAGCCGTCTGTGTAATTTTAGAAGACAATTCTTCTTCACTTTGCTTTGCTCGTTTAACTTCGGAAGTAATACTTTCAGCAGTCTGCTCAATACTGCTTGACAAGCCGTCAGCCGTGTTTTTAACTTCTGCCCTTATATCCGTTGCTGTCTGCTTAATTTCAGAACTTAATCCGCTTTCAACGTCCGTAATCTTACTGTTGGTTTCCTCGATTGTCCGTGTCAGCACGTTGGTCTTTCCTTTAAGCTGTATAATGCTTTTATGCACGCTATTTACCTGTGTAGAACGGTATTCTTCACCCGTTGCTTCATAGTTGTCCCTAAGTGCCTGTATGCCCTTTAGTGTACGTTTTAACACGTAGCTTTCAATGATTTCATATTTTGTTGGCAGACGAACCGCGTCACCTACTTCAATACATGGGTTTCCTTTGCAGTCCGCAGAAAACGGTCTGTAAATAATTCCCCGGATTTTTCCGTAAATGTTATTTGCGATTCCCGTCAGTTCTTCACTGCCTTTGCCGTAAACAAGAAAATTATCCTGTATAACATAGGCATTTGTGCCGCTTCCGACAATTACTCCGATATCGTCTTCTTCTTTCCGGATTTGCAGTTTATCAATAGTTTTCACGAGGAAATCTTCGTATTGCGCCGATATATACAGACTTTTGCTTATTCTCGTGCTTTTCGGCTCACGCGGGTACAAATCATCTGCCGGATACAGGTTGTTTCTTGGATATAATCCCTGTATTTCCTGTTCAAGGTAAATGTAATGGAATTTGCTGTCACGTCCAATGTGTCCGAAACAGCCGTTAATTTCACAAATACAATTCAGCACAGTTGCACCGCTTAACTCTTCCGGCTCAACCGTCTTTTCGACTTTCATATCATCATTTACAAGCTGTGCGTCCGCCTGCTCAATCCCAAAATACCCAAAAAAGCTATCCCGAAAAGCTTTCATTGTCGTCGTGCTGTCTTTTTCCGGCAATAATGCGTTGTACCACTCCGCCACATCTGCGTTTATCACGTCATACAGCCTGTCATAAGCCACAATATCACGCTTTGTTCTATCTGCCGTTGGTGTGTCAGAGTATACTTTATATCTGCCAATTTGAAACGGATTTGCAGTGTTATTATCAATTACCGTTTTAACCGTTATCATTTTGTCTTTCATCGGCAAAAAAATGTTTGATACAGTAAATTTAAGCACCGCCGCTTCACAGCTTCCGATTGTCAATTCAGATTCCGAACAAATGCTTTCTGTCAATTCAAACTGTTCTTGATGTAGTTCAACATTTGTAATTTTTGTCGTTTTATCGTCCGTTTCAATCGTCAACTGCTTATCTATGCTATCTTTTTTAAATAATTCTGCGTATTGATAATTAACCACCGTAAACACCTCCAACAAAGGCAAGTCTGATTGAATCGTATCGAATCACATTTCCGTATGTGCCGTAAATCGTTGGCTGAAAATCAGCCATATAGCCATACTGCGTAACATAATCATCATATTCCGGGATATAAGCTGTAATATAACAGCCCCGCTCCTGCGAATTTGTAAAATTGTTGCGAATATTACTCATAAGCACTTCAAATGTTTCATTTGTAAGCATTGCCTTGGTTTCAAATTCAACTTTTAATGCCTTTAATTCAACAGCGTTTCTATGCTCGTATCCGTTTGCGTCCGTGTAATCGTCAATGTCCTGCATATTTGCATATGCGCTGTAGGAATCTGCCTTGATTAATCCGTCCGGTATCGTATAATCTCCAATTTTAATTAAAAAGCCGTTGTACGCCATGCCTGCACCTCACATTTTTAAAAATTGGTAACAAAAAAGCACATACCGGCATTCGATATGTGCTAAAGAAATGGCAAAAGGCGAAACCTACATGAAATAGATTCCGCCGCAAAGCAAGTTGTCATGTATTATAATAGATTAATTATCATCTATTGTACATGCATTAATAATCAAATGCCGGTTTGCCAGTTCTTTTAAAATATTCTCTTGCGTATTTTCTTGCACTGCTTCCGATGTCGTTTTGGCTTATACTCAAGTCCTTGTTGAGTATTCCTTGTAACAACTGGTTCTGCTGTCTAAGCAGTGCTATCTCTCGCTGTGACGTATCGTAAATGGAATCTTTAATACCCGTAATTTCTGCGCCGCCCGCTACTGCCGACTTGCCGCCGACCGTTCCGGCAATTTCCGGTATTCCGTTTTCACCCGCCATGACAATGCTATATTTTTGTGGAAGATAACCGCCGTCCGCATACCCTTTAATACGAATTTTAGCAAATCCACTTTTCATTGGGTCGCCTGCGCTATAATTATCATCGCTTTCCAGTTCCATTTTGTAACTATTTTGAATAGCATTGGTTAATGCGTCATGGACTTCCCATGCTTTACTGCTTATCGTATCTGCTAAGTTATTCATGAGGTCAGCACCAACGTCTGAACCAATTTCTCCTGCGTTTACTGCGTCTATAATTGACAGGAAAGCAACTGCCGTTGTGTTCGGTACACCGTCAATATTTTTCTTGTACGAATCAACAAGGTTTTCACCCGCTTTTGAGCCAGTATCAAGTGCCTTTGAAATAGCCGTTTGTTGAATATTGTCGAATATTGCGCTATTGTATCCCGGCAATCCGCTTGTTGTGGTCGTAAATCCGTTATACAGCTTTGTACCGCCGTCTGTTCCTACAACACCCAATCTGCCAAAGGTTTCACTTGCCTTGTTGTAAAAATTTGAAATATCTTCTGTAGATTCGCCTGACTTTTCCGCTACATTTTTTTCAATGTCATACATTGACTGTTGCACGGATTCTCTTATTTGCTCATTGTTTTGTTGCATTGTATCCCGCAAATTATCAGAACTGTCCGCAGTGTCGTTCTGCTGTTGTGTAAGCTTGTTGTATTCATTTCTGCATACTGCCGCTTCTGTTGCGGCGTCATCTATTGCATTTGTAGCCTTTGCATAACTATTTTCTAATATTACGCTGTTATTTGTTAATTCGTGAACTTCTTTGCGATTAAGTCCCAATTCATTACGCAAATCCTCTGATGTCTTTTTGAAGCCGTTAGTGCGTTCTTTTGTTTTATCAAGTATTTCCGTTAAAACATCAAATGCGTCACCTAATCCACTAATTCCATATGTTGAATTAAATGCCTGCCTAGACATTCCGGTGAGGTTTTTGACGTAATCGTAGATGATTTCATCTGCTTTATTAATTTTTTCATTGTTTTCTTTTAATTGGTTTCCGATGTCAAATTGTTGTTTGTACAAATCCTTTAATACATCTTGCATTGCCGCCGCTTTGGCATAAGCTTCAAGTGCAGAAATTGTATTGTAAACTTCATCTTTTTGTCCTTTAAATTCGCCAGTTACCGTATCAATCGAATCTGCCAATTCTGGACACTGTTCGACAATGTAATTTGCGTATGCAATAAGCATTTCTTTTTGCGAATCTGTTAAATTGTCAAAATTATCTGCCAATTCAAAGTATTTATCTGCAACGCTTTTAACGCTTGCGTAGGTATCACCTACACTGTTAAGCTGGTCTTTAGATGACTGTATTGTTGAATTTAAGTTTTCCGCTGTCTGTTTTACTGTATCGCTTATATTTATAGATGAATCTTTTATCTCTTTTTCTGCTTTTGCCGCACCAATGCCGATTCCTGCGATAGCCGCAACCACACCTGTAACACCGACAATAGCCGCTGTCCATGGTGTGGATAAACCAATAAGCTTTAGTGCCGCCGCGGCTACCCCTGCGCCTGCCGCTACTTTTGCAAGCATACCAACCGTAAACTCTGCACCTTCACCAATTTTTTCAAACACACTTGCAACCGTTAAAAACTCCGTTGCAATTCCGGCGATTCCGATTGTAGCTTTCAGCTTTGTTGACATTGAAGACGAAAGCGTTTTTGATATACTTCCGTAATCAATATTCCCTACAGCTTTTTTTATTCCTGCTGTAAGTGCCTTTGAAATTCCTGCGTTTTGTGCAATCTCAACACCCATTTTTGCCGCAAGTGATTTTGCTATTGACTGTGAAATTGACGTTGCAATGCCCTTTAAAATATTTTTAGCAATTTCCAGTTTGAAATATTTCTTTAAAAGCACTGCTCCAATTATGATTGCTACTGTTTTTAGTTCAACATCACCAATTAATGTTGCTATTCCCTCAAGCACTTTTGACCATTTGATATTTTTTATAGCTGTTTTGATTGTGTCATAAATGCCTTGAACCCACCTATTGATAGCTTTTGCGGTTGAAGCAAAATCAAACGTTTCAAAAAATTGATTTATCCCGGTTGCAATAGAAAATCCTAAGTTTTCCCAGTCAAACGTTTCCCCAAACGATAAAGCCGTATACACAGCAGTATTTAACGCTCCTGCAATAGTTCTGCCAACAGCGCCGAATAATTCCGGTGAGATAAGCCCGTTGAGGAAATCGGCAAGGCCTTTACCAAAATTTCCAGCACCGGCATACACGCTGTCCCAGTCAATGCTATTCAGCGTATCTGTAAGCGTATTGCCTATATACTCGCCTAACTCGCGTAAATTTTTAATTTGACTTTTATAGTCTTTCCAAATGGTATCGACTTTCACAAGACCACCGCTTGCTCCGTCCGCATTTGCCGTTCCTGTGCCGCTACCCTTTTTGCCATTTCCACTACTTGAATCCGGTGTTGTAATCAGTTTTAATTCATCAAACTGTCTTACACCCTTATTCAGCTTTTCAACGTTTTTAGCGGCGTTTCCGGTGCTGTCTGCTATATCATCGGCGCTGTCCGCGGCGTCCGACCAATCATCGGCAATGCCTTTGTTTGTAACTTCAAATTTCCAACCAAAAATTGCACCTAAGGCATTTGTTACCGTTTCAGCGAAATTAATAACCTGTGTCATTGCGAAATTTAATCCGCTTAAAAACGGCTTAAACGCATTAATCAACGATGTACCTATAATTCCTGCCAGTTCTTGAAATGATTGCTTTAAAATGACCGTTTGATTGTGCCATGTATCGGCAGTTTTTGCAAAGTCGCCTTGCGCTGCCACCGTATTTGCCATAACATATTTGTATCGCAACATGGTTTTTTCAGCCTGTGTCATGGAACTGATATTAGCGTCAAGTCCGTTTTTTAAAGCCCACTCTTTTAACGTTGCTTGTGTCAAATCAAGTCCATATTTTCTTAATGGCTCTGTTTCGCCTGTGAAAATTGCTTGAAGATTTCTCGCAACGTCTGACTGTTCTATATCGTAAAATGAAGCCATATCTGCCGTCAGCTTTGTCAGTTCAATGGACATATCAGCCATTTTCTTTTGAGAAAAGCCCATAGCGACACCCATAGCTTGAAAACGGCTTGAATACTGCTTTACGGACAGTTCTGACATACCAAAATCCTGTATAGATGTTTTTGCCATGTCGTTTACAAGGTTTTCATAATTTCCGAAAGTGGTACGTACAACATTTTCAACTTCTATGAGTGATGAAGCTATATCAATCGAATCTCCCAGTTTACTGATTCCTCTGAAAACAAGCCAGTAAGAAGCATATAATTTACCAAATGCGGAAGCCAGCGACCAACTGCTTTTAGTTGCCGAATTTGCAGAAGATGAAACGTTCAAAAAGCTTTTGCTTAATGATGTTGCGGCTCTGCCACTGGAAGCCCCTGTGCGGCTTAAATTCGCAAGCGCATTAGTCATATCAATAAGATTTTGACTTACCTGTGGTGCTTTTGACAGTTCTTGCATAAGCTGTTTCATCGCGCTTGAAAGCTTCGGTATATTGTCAATAGCTTTTGCGGCACTGGCATATCCTAACTGCTTGATTCCTGTCACAAGTTCCGTAATCTGCTTTGTTGCTTCATTGGTTGCCTGCATGGAATTAAAGGACTTGCCTAAGTACGTCATTGCCGTAGAAGCCTTGTTTATTGCGGCAGTGTCAATGCTTGAAATTTTTTTCATGCCCTCCGACAGGCGTGTAAAATCCGCCTTACTTACGTTTTTCATTCCTTGCATTGCGTCTGTAATATTTTTTACGCCATTTAAAAAATTTGAAAAATTAACGTTATTAATAACGCCCAAAGAACTTGATAAATTTTTTAAATTTTCAACCAATTTATCCAGTGCATTGTTTGCGTCTGTTGCATTTGCTTTTATTGTAAGCTTTAAGCTGTCCAGTTCATTATCTGCCACGTCCTCACCACCTTTAGCGCAAAAATAAAGGTGGTAGCAATTCGCATGCTACCACCTATGACGGACTTAATATGCCGCCCTCTTTTTCCAGCATTTTGATTCTTTGTTGCATTTCAAACATTGCAACATCCTCATTACTTTCTTTTGATTTTGGTTTACTTTCTTCTTCAAGTAAAATTGAAACTGGTTTTTTGATGTACTCCGACCTTGCCTTTTTACCGTTTAAGCAACGGTCTATCGCATAAATAAGGGCAGATATTCCATATGTACCGGCGAAGTGCCACATATCGCTATCCTGTTCTTTTCTTTTCAACTCATGTCCTTTTATGCAGTATCCTAACTGTGCCGGTGTCATGTGCTTAAACTCATCTATGTGTATCCCGATTGAAAAGGCTGTCGGAAAATAGTCTTCCCAAATTATTTTATGCCAGTTAATTTCTGATTTTTTTATGCTGTATGTGCTGTCGCTTCCGGTGCTGTCCCGTACATCTGCTGAATCATGTCGTTCAGCCCCGACAGGTCGAAAAAACCATCTGTTTCCATGCAATTTCTCAATTCGTCATACAGTTTTTTGTACGAAAGCTTATTTTCTTTCATATAATCCCTCATGACTGTTTTTGCTTCTTCATGTGAAAGTGGATTATTTTCTAATAAGCCGGCATAAAAAGCAGTAACGCAAATATCTGCTGTATCGCCAATCATATTTGCTGTGCCGTTGATAATATCCTTAGTAGTAGGATTCTGCATATCCTTTGATTCTTCGACAACGTAAGCACCGCTGAGGACCTTAAACATTTTCTGCACGATGTCTTTATACTCTGCCGCTTCAAAAGAAAACTCTAATTTATATTCGTTACTGTTTACTGTAATTGTTTTCATATTCATTACCTGTCCTTTTCGCTTTATATAGGACAGGGACGGCATTTCTGCCGCCCTGCCATATTATTTACTAACTATCAAATTACTACGGCTGTTTTTGTATCCTCGTCAGTCGCAACAGCCTTATTTGTTTTTCCGGACTGACTTACGATTTTTTTGATAATGTAATTGATGTCGGATAACCGTTCTCATCTTCTGTTACCGCAACGTCATAGTCTTTATGAATCCAACGCGGCACTGTTGAAATAGCAATGTTGCAAGTACCTGTTAAATGGTCGTCTGTAGCTTCGTCCGGTGCGAATGATTCAGAGCCGATAAAACCACAAATACCCTCTTTACCTTTGCCGTCTGTGCCATAAAGAACGACAATGTCTAACTTTTCGTCTTCAATCTCAACTAAATTGTCAAGATATTCGCGTTCAAATGCACCGCTTACAGCCATTGAACCCGCCGCGCGTCTTCCGGGTTCTTGCGTTTCGACTAAATCTTCCAACGTAGACGTATCAACCATGTTACGCTCACCTACTGGGGACGGAATACTTTTTGCTCTAATCAACAGGTTGTATGTGCCAGCCCAGTAATCGCTTTCGTTGCTTTCTTTGGTCTTTTTCCTGTAAATAATTCTACTTTTTAAACCTGTAGCCATGTTTACCTCCTAAAAAATTGCATAAAAATAAGAGCCTTTCGGCTCTTTGTAAATCGCTATAAAATGTCATTCCACCCAAATTTGCGCTTTGCACGGAAAGTTGCTGTCCACAGATTTCCCTCTTTTCGTACAAACGGCATGGGCTTTATCTTAAACAATCGTTTCTTGTACAAATCCGCTATAACATTGGATACTTGCAATGCCTCGCTTCTGCTTCGGTTTGTTGTTACTGTTACCTGTGCTGTAAAGTCTACAGTATTAATTCTGTCAGCTTCTAAATCGCTGTTTGTTTCAGTCGGTTCAACAGACTGTATTAATACCGTCGGAAACACCGGTGTATCGTTCGATTCTTCATCTGCTGTAATGCTAATATCAGGGTAATTGTCTTCAAGAATTGCCAATGCCTTTTTCTTGATTGTCGAAAACACATTCATTTCTAAATCAAAAGCCCACTGATTATCAATCATTATCCGAACACCTTCTTTACAACATTTTTGTAGTCCTCAATTATCTTTTGCTCTGCTTTCAATACTGGCATAGTAGCTTTTACACCTCTTGTAAGCACAAGTTGGTTATTTTCATCGTAATAGCCCCAAACCTTTTTTTGTCCGTTGCCTTTGCCATACGAACCGATTAAAAATCCAAATTCTTCTCCTTTGGGGTGCGGACTTGCACCGGCGGCGCCGTTATAATATACGCCTGCGCCAAACTCGATAAATAACAGTTCTTTCCCCTGTACAATCAGTTTTGCTTCTGCCGTACTACCATTGGAATTAAGTTCTACGTAAGCATTGTGTGACGTGTCAGAACCGCTTCTTATTTTGCCGTCAAACGTATACTGCGCTTCTGTCATATTGGTATCAACTACGGCAATGCCTACATTAGCAAGTTCTTTCACGAATTTTCTAAGTTTACGTTGAAATCTTAATTGATACTGCTGTACTCGTTTTATTGCGTTTTCTACGGATTTTTGGGACAATGTTATAACTATTGGTCTTGTAGCCATGTGCTTACCTCACGTTTTTCTGTAAAAGAAATAAATCTGCCGTTAATCCCTCATCAGCGACACCCTTAACGATATAATCGCAACTGGTTTCATCAATGATTGTTTTATCCTTATCTTTGTACCTCACTTCTGACTTTTTCCAAACAAGCGAGCCAACATCTAACGGCAATTTGCCTTTGTCTTCCACAATTTGAACAAAATTCGTAGAATTATCTACACCAAATTCCTTTATCAGTGCTTCGCTTAATTTATTGCTTATTGAAGAATAAAAAACCACAGGCTTTTTATAACTTGTGGTATACTCTCCTGTTTCAACAGGGACCTCTTCACCGTCAACAATGATGTATTTTATTGAGCCGTCTTTATTCAGTTGGTATACCGGTGTTCTGCCGTCTTTAAGTGCGTAAATCATCTTTTGTTTATTAATGTCCAACATATCAATCTACATTCTTTCCGAACCGTTTCCACAGTTCTGAAAGCTTCTCCCAGCCATACATAGCAACAAAAGCAACAACAAAACCTGCCATAATTGCGGCTAAAACCATGTACCACAGGATAGTCATGTGTAAATATTGCATATATGCTACAAATGCCGCTACTGTAATGCCGATTGATAACACAAGTACCAATCCGTCAGTTGGAATCTTCGCAAAAACACCTACTCCTTTGATAACCTGTGTAATCACCGACACAATAAACGCGATTGCGCCGATTACCGCTAAAATAATCGTGATGTTTAACGTCAATGTTTCTAAAATATTCATATTACATCTCCTTTTCGCCATTCAGACGCTCTTCAATGGTGTTCAGTCTGTAATGTGCCGATTTCACGCTTTCTTCAACTTTGATAATTCGTGTATCGTGAGAATTAATCTCTTTTCTCATTTCTGACACTTCATTTTTTATTTCAGTTGTATTGCTTGAAATGGCGTCAAGTTTCATATTGATACGTGTATTCTCTTTTACGCGTTCTTCAATGTCTTTTGTGTCTGTTCGTTTGCTGTTTTTCAGTCCAAAAAAGACGGAAAAAGCAACGGAAACCAAACTTATAAGAAACGCAACTTCAATCTGCATTCTATACCGCCTTTCAAAAAATAATAGCACACTGCCCACCACCCTTACTGTGTGCCGCCTGCTACGTTTTCCCAGTGCTGGTAAAACGTAACGCACAATCTTCTATAATGCTTTTACAAACGGATATACCCCTACAAACAGGCTATCACGGTCTTTCCAGCTACGGCTTACACCGTTTTCACTGTAGCTTGCCATGTAATTTTCTCCTGCTTGTGACCGGTCATATACCACAAGATTGACAATTACACTTTCATAGCTTTTCAGGTCATTGTCAATCTGTTCCCGCGTATAACTTTGCGGATAACACCGTTTTGCAATTACATCTTTCGTTGCCTGTTTTATGAGCTGTTCAAGAAGCAAGTTGTCTTCTTTGCTGTCAAACACAACAACATCAGATTCAGTGTTATCTTCATTTTCAACCGTTTCAATATGAAATTGTTTGAGCCGGATTTTTACCTGCTCTAATGTTGTGTATTCTTCCATTCCATACCTCTTACAATCCAAAATGCTCAATAAGGATTTTCTTTAAATCTGCTCCGCTGATTTCTCCCGCATTTTCAATCCCCTGCTCTGTAGCAAGGCTCTGTAAATCAGAAGTGCTCATACGGTTAATGTCCGTTTTTGTGTAAGCACCGGGAGAAGTGCTAATATCATCTTCTTCTGGCACATTTTCTCCCGGCATATACCATTTTCCTTTATGTTTTACTTTGTATTCGTAAACCATATTCAGCCCTCCTAATAGCACTTAATTACATAGGTGCTGTCCATTCTCTCATAAGACGGAAGGACAATTTCGGAAACCGTAGTTTTTGTCTGTACCGGGTCTTCTGTGACTGAAACAGCTACGGCAACACCGGTATTGACGATGGAAACATCTGCTGTTTGTTTTCCCATAAGTGTCCTTTCCTCCGGGGTAGTTCCGTACCAGATATTTCCAAGCGCTCCGTTTGGAATAAGAGTGGCAAATCCATCTGGGTAAAACTTTGCAGCGGTTCCGGTTTCATTCTTGTACTGCTTTGAGTACACAATAATGCTGATGCCTAACTCATTGGAAAATACTTCTTTGACACGGTTATCATTCATAAACACCGTTGCGGTCGCATTCTGCGCAAGAATGGCGTTTCTGATTTTTTTATTCTGTTTCAAGTAGTCCATAGTCTTACGAGAAACAATCATGATTGACGGTCTTTCTCCGGTCTCTGCTTCAACGGCATCAAGTGCAACAGCAACGTCATCGAGTGGGTCTGAATTTTCTACATCATCCCATTTGTCAGTCGTTGCGGATAAAGCAGCATAATTTTTAGAAGCATATGTTCCATTTGGGTCATAATTATATGCGTATGTAACACCGTTTGCCTGAATAGAAATCTTCGGGTGTCCGTCAGCCGGTGCTAAAAGCTGCATAATCATACGCTCCGGTACAACATTTGCTCCATCAATCAGAGTATTAGCATCATCAAAAATTCTGCTTAACACTTCTGCTGCATATGGGTCTGTGCTGTCCTGAACACGCATGATTTCCTGCTCGTCTGCTTCTTTAATAAGCATAGACTCTCTGAAAAATGCCATTTCTGTTTCTGTCAGCTTAAATCCCTCACGACTTCTAAGCGTAGATACTGCATCGAAATTTGACGGTGCAAGAGATACAGGAAGCCCTTTCGAAGTTTTAATCCACTTCAAATCAAGTCCCATCTTCTTTTTTGCAGGGAATAATCCGGAACCGAGATATGCAATCTTATTACTTGCAACTTCTGTGTTTACTAACGCAATCGCTTTTGCGTTATATGCGTCTCTAATATTCATTATTTTCTCACTTTCTACCGATATTTTTTACGGTTAGCGGCTAACTCTAAGTGTCAGCCGGTTATCAGTTATTCAAATACAATCAGCGGCAGTGCTGTCTTTACTGCGCTTGCAATCGTAATATTTGCATTAGCATTTGCATTCTTTTCATTTACGACACCAAACGCCTTAAGGATTGTTCCATTTGGGTTTGTTTCATACACATCCGACAAAAGGATGCCGACCGGTGCTGTCGCATTATCCACTTTACCATCCCCAGCAATCGGATTTCCTGCTTTGCAAACTCCGCTTGTGAATGCTGTTGTATCAAGAGTAATCTCCTCGAATAACTCACCACCGAGTTTTCGTTTCAATATTTCTTTCTGTGTTGTAACACTGGACTCTTTAAATTTCATCGTTTACCTCCTAATTCAAATAACTGTCTACAATTGACTTCGCCGCTTCATTTGTTCCGGCTAAAGTCTTACCAATTGTTTCCGCTGTTTTTTCAGCTTCGCTTTTTTCTTTGCCATTATCTCCGCCAGCAGTTCCTCCACCCGGATTTGTGCTTCCGGCTGCAATCTCCTGTTCCTTTGCCTGTGCTGCTGCGGTTTCTTTTTCGGATGTAATCTTTCCAAGAGCGTCATAATCAAGACTTCCATCATCCTTTACAACAGATTTCGCCTGCTCCGAATTGATTTTCAACTTTTCCATCAACGCTTCCCTCTGGTCACGGATAGCATTTGATTTCTTCATTGCTGCAATCTCATTGTTTGCTGTCTCTAAGGCTTTGTTTGCCTTTTCAAGCTCCGTAAGGTTTCCGGCTTCCATCTCATCCAGCTTTTTCTGCAATCCTTCTGCGCTGTCTGCTTTTTCCTTGTAAGCCGCTGCTTTTGCCTGTTCTCTTTGAACAGCATTTCCGTAGTCAGCAAGAATCTTTTCAACATTTTCCTCACTGATACCCATTGCAATTAACTCTTCTCTTTTCATTGATTACCTCCGATATGTCTCTACGTTTTTTTACGGTGCAACGACACCGATTGACATTGCTGTTTTATACGCTCACAGCTTTGCGAATTTTATAAAATAAAAGCAACTCCGATTATTTCTCGTAAGTTGCCTTATTTTGCTTATTATTCAGTTCAGAAACAATTTCCCGCGCTTTCTGCTCTTGTTCTTCCACATTATCAATGGTTTTCCATATAGCATCAATATACGGTTTTGACAATAGGAACGTTTTTTCTGCATCTCCCCAAAGTCCAACTGTCTTAATAGCAACAAGAGGATGGATGCCGCATTGTAATAGCTGATACAGCGTCTGTGACTTTGTATACATATTGTCTTGCGGACTATGATTGATTTGCACATCAAAATCTCGCATTGACAACCCTAAATCGTACTCCTTAATTCGTATAACATTCAGTACAATCTTGGCAAGACGCTTTTCAGCAGATTTCACTAATGGGTCTTTTAGCTTTGCTCTTGTCTTTGAGAAATCCCATCCATTCCGTAGTTGAACCGCTCCCTGTGTATCTCCGCCGGTATTGCTTTGCTTTGTCGGTATTGCTAGGATAGAAAGTGCATTATCCCACAAGTCATCTTTTGCAACCTGACATTGTGTTTGATTTAGTTCTTGTGTCATAATCTCAACATCAGCTTTATTGTCTTTGTTATTTGATTTTACCGTCAGTGCATGATTGTCTTTCATCTTTTGAAAAGTTTCTTCATCAATATCACAATTGATGAACTTTACCCAGTATTCAACAAATTGCTGAATACTGTCTGCTCTGTTTGCTTGAATGTTATTTATACTATCAAGCAAGCTTATAACCAGTTCAATATCCGAAATCCGTTCATGATTATTCGGATATTCGACAATCGGAATGTTTCCAAATGCGTGCAATTTACTTTCAATAACTTTTCCGTTCTGAATCGTGTACGTCATTGAATCTGTATAACACAGCTTATAAAAGTTGTTATTTTCGTCTTTCAACTCCTGTACAGCAAGCACCGGTTCTTCTGTAGCTTTATTATAAATAACAAAGGTGTTCATTGGGCTTGGTGCTATTATCCGAAACGGTATGTCGCCGTCAACAATCTGTATTGCCTTAAAAGATGTACCGGTCGCTGACTGCCACTCTCCTGCCTTAATATCTTTTTCCTGTTTGTTAGCGTCAGACATATAATCGTTCAGCGTATCAACCGCTTTATTGACTTTTTCATCGTCTTTTCGGCTAACGTACTGTATCGGTTCACCATATGTTTGTCCAACCTTAAATTGAACCAGTTCATATGCGTGATTTTCGCAAACTTTATTGTTTACATCTTCATTTTGCATTTTTATTCTGTATAATACCGGCTGGTCGCCTTTATAATAGTGCCACAAATACCGGATAATGGGCTTGTTATAGTTAAATACACCAATGCAATCTCCAACGATTTTAACAACGTTATCTGCTGTTATTTTTTCAACATTGGTATATGCAATTTTGCGTCCATAACAACCTCTTACAAGTTCGTGAAAATATACATCATTTAACATATTTAATACTCCTAGTAAAGTCTGACTCCGCTTGAAGAACGTGTATCCGGGATTTCTTTGGCTTCATTTTTATCATCATCATTCGGATAATACCAAATCCACTTACGACAATGCTTGCAAGCCAATTTATGTAAATTGGGGTCATCTTTATCGGCATACGTCAATAATTTGCCACAATTCGGACACATTACAGCCTTATTTTTTTTAGTGTAAAACCTCATATTCAACCTCTTTTGGCATGAAAAAAGCACCACCACATTTCTGTAGCAGTGCTTTCCTCGGAACTTTTACTTTTATTTGACATTATAATAATAACACAGTATTAATATGACATTCAATGACACGACAAGTATTCTTTTCCGTATTTTTCTTCAAATTTTTTGAGTGCCGTTCCGTGCAATCGGATTGTCTGTCGCCATGATTTGTCAATCTCCACCGCAATATCTTCAAACCGTTTTTTTGCTATGTATTTTAAAAATAAAATATTATATAGGTTTTCGTCTTCTATACTTTCAATTTGATTAATAATTTTTTCTTTTGTATCTACGTAGTTGTCAATCATGCCGTTAATTTTTTCTTCCATTTCTTCAATCTTAGCATATGCGCAGCCCGTTTTGTCCGGGTCACTAGAAGACATAACACGCTCATCTGTTCCCACGGCTTTAATACTGTATGCCATTTCTTTCATCTGTGCCAGTTCAATCATTTTATTGCTAACCATTTTGTTTAATTTTCCAATTTGCTGTAAATATTCCTTTGTTGTCATAAACTAATACCTCCTGCGGAATGGATTAATAGCGGCTTCAATTTTCGCCGTCTTATTTGATTGCGTGATTCTTAATGCAAAATTTGAAAAAACATCGGGTACATCATCTAACTGCTTTTTGCCCGAAACTGAATACTGTTTTAAAAGTCCAACCATGACGCCGTATGGTTCTTTTGGGCTGTACAACTGCGAGTCTTTAAAAATAACGTGCTGTAATATCCAGTTTGAGCACTGGAAAATTCGTGCTTCTTTATTCGTTTCTGTCGGCATATCGGTAATATTGCAAACCCAGCCTTTACTAAGTACGCGCTTATTGACTTCCATTGCTACTCTATCACCGCCCGCGTTTCGCTCAAATTCGCATTCTTGAACTTTATTATTTGCAATTACATTTGCCGCATTTTCATATTGCATTTCATAATCTGCCGTGTTATCGCATACGCAATCAACACAGTAATAATCCTCACCGTACTTTTGAAGTATCGGCATAACAAAGTAGTCTGTTCCTTTTCCTTTTGTGTCGCATTGTGCTGTAATTATTTCCGGTTCTCCGTGTGGAAGATTTAAGTATCTTCTTATTTTGTCGTCCGGGAACAGCAAACCCTCACGTTCAATCGGTTCTTGCTTATACAGACAACGATATGATATATCATCCATTAATAACTGCTGGTCTTCAAAAAATTCTTTAGTAAATCCACTAAACTCATAGTCAAAGTTACTTTCTCCGGTTTCCGGGTCAATATCCGGAACGGCAATAACTTTTACTCGTGGATTGCCTGCATACATATTTTGAATACGTCCTATCACATCTCTAACGCTCCAGCGTGTAGCAATATGAATTTCTTTGCAGTTATGACCGTCTGTATCCTGTATTTTACGTTGTCTTGCGTCTACTGCATACTTGTTCCACAACTTATCAAGAATCGTTGGATTTAAGGCTTCCTCGACCCCCCCAATCAAGTCGTCGACCAACAAATATTTTGAACTTCTAACCTTTCCGCTATTCTTGCTACCTACCGACGTACACTGCACGGACGGAAACGGTTTGTATTTGCCTATATTGAATTGTTCAAGTTTTGCATTTGTGCTTGTTACGTGTAAATTCGGAAATATTTCACTCCACGTATATTCGTCTGAATTTGTAACAATATCATACACACCGTCAAAATACATTCGCGTTATATCGCCGCTGTGCGAATAAAACAAGCTAAAGTCTTTTGGATACCAGCCAGCCACAAGTGCGTTAAACATTTTTTCGACTGTTGTTTTTCCGGCTCCGGGAATTAACGACACACACAAAATATCGTACTTATCGTCAATCATGCCTTGTAAAGCCTGTGTAAGCCCTATTTTAAGGAATTGTTTGCGCCGTGGCATATAGAACCGCTCTTTTGGTTCCCGCTTCTTTTCAAGGTACATAAAGCCGCTGTCAACGATTTTGTTTTGTGCTTCCGCAAGCAATACGCTATAATATTTATCCAGTATGTCGTACTGGACTTTATTTTTAAATGCAAACTTCTCTAAATCCCATGCCGTGCCGCCTGTGGAATCAAAAATAAATTTTTCCACTAACTGTTTTGCCCTTGCCGAAATTTTCAATCCATATTCAACGTCTTTTTCTGTTTGTAGCGCAACTTGAGTGGCTTCTATGTATGCGTTTACTACCGATTCATTAATACCATTACTTTCAATATATTTTTCATACTGACTTACTGCTGAAATAAGGCTTGAACTTGCCAAAGAAAAGCACCTCTACTTTCCAAAAAAAGCAAAGGCACTTTCAGACCTCTGCCAATAATTTTTGTTGGTTAGCGACTGACCCTATTTGTCAGCCGGTAATTTGATTATTTTGTTGTCATTACTGTTCCGTCCGAATTCAATCTCGGTGTTATCCCACCCATTCCCCCCTTAGTTAATCTTTGAGAATAAATCCAATAGTGGACACCTGTATCTTTGTCAACAAATTCATAAATGCTCGGATTGCGAATTTCTGTTATGCTTGCATTATCAGTAGTTTCAATTTCAGATACACTGCAACCAACCAATGCCGTGCAGAGTAAAAAGCACATAACTAATCCGCAAAGTTTCTTTTTTTCATGAACATCACCCTTTCAAAAAGTTTAATATAAAAATACAAATAAACATTAAGGCAAACACAATGATTGCTGTCATTTTTACACCAAATAAAAATTCTAAAATAATTCTAAGACCAGCGATTAAAACTGAAATAATTAATGCAAATATAAACATATCAAGTGTTTTATTAAGAGTTTTAAGAACTTTTTTTATCGTTATTCTTGTCATTGTAATACACCTTAAACCCTTTCAATTTATATTCGGACACGGATTTTCTCAAATCTTCAATGCTATTGTATTTTTCATTCAGCATAATAGCAGTGCTACCTTTTTCAGCCGCATAAATGCCGCATGGTATAGCTTTGCTTGCTATTTTAAGGAACTGCTTGTACTCTTTGCGTGACATTCCATATACATTGCCTTTAATCTCTACTCTCATGTACACTCTCCTAATCCTTAAATAGCCCGTCAGGAAATTTCCCGCCTGTAATTAATATGCCTACGTATTTGTGAAATGTCGGATAACTCATGCCGGCTATTTCCGTTGCTTTTGTTATCGTTACCTCGCCGCTTGCCCATTTATTGTAGGCTTCAATAAACTTGTCCTTATCTACTGCATGAACACCTTTTGCCATACTGCACCTCTTTTTTATTTTTAATTTTTTTAAAAAAATGGAAAAGGGCGGAATCGAACCGCCAATGTTTACCACATGGGAACAGATTTACAGTCTGCCGCAACACCGCCAATCGTTGCCGCTTTTCCAAAAAAAACAAACATGATTAAGACTTCTCTTTATTCATCATACCCGCAGTCACATTCAGTCACCGTGACGATAAGTCCGAGCTTCCGGGTGCGACCCTTGGCTTCTTACCGCTGTCAAGCACGGACAGGGAGCGAATTTAACCTGCAAATTTCACGGTTCTTTCGGAAGTTTTTTTGATTTGCAAAAAAATTTTGTTTTGCCATACCGCTACTTTAACGAATTTCTTGTGTTATACTCCGGTTTCCCGGATTCAAGGCAAGCCGACTTAATGAAATTCCTGTTTTGTTTGTAGTCTTTCACACCACGAACACAAACAGGTTATTCTTGCACCGCAAGCGTTTATTATTCGTCAGCCACAAGGATTCTACTTTTGACGTCCTTATGATGATATACTACACCACTTTGTTGCCAGCTTTGCTGTCTTCTTTGCTTAAATTGCTTCAAGCAAAAAACCTACACTTTCCAGTATTCCGAAAAGCTTTAACTCAATTCAGTGTATCCCGGCAAGGTTGAAAAGCCTATCTGCACCGGGGTAATCATGTTTGTAAATCCCGCCGGACCTTGTGACGGTCCTTTAATCAGCTTTCCGCTAACGGGAAGGGAACTGAATAAGTCAAGTAGGGTCATTAAAAGCCCAGCTACCCTAACCGGATTCGAACCGGTGATACAGGAATCAAAATCCTGTGCCTTACCGCTTGGCTATAGGGCATTGTTTTGCGGGTATTCCCAACTCTATTTCCCGCACACCTCATTGTACTATCCTTTGTAGCCATTCTTACAACATTGTTTGACAAGGTGTTTGTTTTGCTTTAAATGTCTTTACTATCCCGATGTAACGACCTTTCGGATTCAAAACCGTTCGGATAACGATTTCTAAGCTTTGCTTTGTTCATTTCAGCAATGGTATCTAAGTCATATCCAATGCCTTTTGCGGCTACGGCTAAATACCAAAGGCAATCGCCCAGTTCTTTTGCCATGTGGTCTTTATCAAGCGTATGACCTTGAAAAAGCATTTTCTTTACCATGTCGATTGCTTCTCCAGCTTCACCGTTCAAACCCATCACTCCATTAAGCAAAAGATTATCTTCATGAGCTGTTGCTGTTGTACTTGCCGTTCTCATTGCTTCCGTCTGATACTCGTTTAATGTCATTGATACACCTCTTTTTGTTTTTGAGATTATTTTTGGTACTTAGTCGGGCTGGGTGGCTGTTTTTATTCAACCCCCACCCCCTAACAGAATCACCATTGTAGGCGATTATCTGCCGTTATTTAATTGTTTGATTATTTGCTATTTTGTTTGCTGTTTCTGACTATTTGTTTTATACATTTCGCTAAACTCATGTTTAGCGAAGTTCTAAGCATATCAAAATAGCTTGAACACCAGTAAATATGGCACTTTTAAATTGTGTCTGAATTGTTTAACGTTTCGCACGCTTCTAACCGTGGAAGTTGTGCGCCGTTTTCGTCCAATTCCGTTCCCAATTTTGGGAGGTCTGCCGCTGTTAATGCTGTCTTCCCGAACGTTTCTCGGCTTACTCCTGGCAGATTCCAACCGAAGCGCCTATTCAGTATGGGTAGATACTTCATCGGGTTATTCCGTCTATCTTTCATCAGAGCTGTCAAACTTTCCTCGGAAAATAATTTCAATTTTTTAAAAATGTCACTCCCTTTTGAACTTAATTCTTTTGTATATTCCCCCTCTTTTAATCTGCTTACAGTTAAATTACTAATAACATTACCCTCTAAATCCTTATATACAACAACTCTTTTATTGTTATTGTTTAAATTATATATGGCATTTAAAGATATACCCGAAAATAAATGAAAACCAATAACACTAATCTCTTGATTATGTATAAAACATTCGTAAGCGTATATATCTAATATATAATCTACAGCTTCTAAGTTATAGGCATTATTTATATTTTTAGGCATTGCTAAAATACTTGGATTAGCCTTAAAAGTATTTTGGCAAATATATGTAAGTGCTGCATTCCACATGGCCGGATAGATGTCGTACTGGTCTTTAATGTCATTTTCAGCGCAGAACTCTTTTAGATACTCCTCAAAATCATTTTTGATTGATTCTAATGAGCTTGGCTCTGCTCCTGCTAATTTTTCCAATTCTGTACACCTCCGAACTTTTAAATTTTAAAATAAAAAAATACCTACAAACTGCATTGTTCAACCCAGTTTTTATTTGGGTTTCTTTGGCCGCTGGAATGAATCCGCGGCTCGCGTTTGTAGGTAAAATAATTACTATTCAATTTTCATTTTTGCATTTCTGCAACCTGTGTTTATACAATACACTAAAATAATTATACTGTCAATAGTTTTTTGAATATATTTTAAATAAACCCGCGCGTATTATATTATATATATAATCTAAATTAATTCCCTAATTATTTAAAAATAAAAAATACAGTGTATTTTATTTAAAAATATATCTTCTTTATTTCTCTTTTTATTCTATCTTTCTTTTTATTTTCTCTTTTGCTTCTTTTCTCTTTTGTTTTTCTTTCGTTCTTTTTTTCTCTTTTTTCTTCTGCGGATAGGGTATCTATAGGGTATCGCTCGAGTAGCGGAATTTTTTATAAATTTTATTAAATTTTTATTAAATTATATATTTAGTGGGATAACATTGACTTATTCAATATATAGTTATAAAATGATTAATTAAGGCATAAAAATAGCCGGGAACACAGCGCCCCGGCTACTTTATTATTTTTCAACGGTCTCTATCAGTTCCTATAAGCTCTAAGCCCTTATGAAAAACTTTATCGCCTGTTTTAAATTTCATATTTTTTAGTCCTCCCTAATTAATAACAATATTAATACACGGTTTCCAATATGAATAGTCAATATTTCCGCCGAAATCATGGTCAGAAAGGCGGATTTCAACCGTGTCTGTTGTGTGCCGTTCGGTATAAGTCACCTCGCAGTGACAACAATCAACGGTGAATTTATTTATATTATCATAAGTAACAGGTAAATCCGTTACTAGATATATAGATTGGCTCCGATTTGAATAACTAATTTCATAATCGGCGATTTCTGGGAATCCAGCAATTATTCCCATATATTTATTTGCACATTTTTTTATATGTGCTTTTTTTTCTTCGGTATATATATATTCATCTACGATGTCCAAATCGTAGGATATACCCCCGGTGATTTGCAACATTAAACTGTCAAATGTGTCATAATCGACATCAAATTGTAGTTCATGTTGCAGCCGTGTTATTAGTTTGCGGTTTTCTGCTGCGGCTTCAATTTCGCCGTCTTCCTCTTCCTCTTCTGCTAAGGTTTCTAAATTTTCAATATTTTCAGACAAAATTTTTTTGAATTGCTCGTTAAAATATTTCCCCGTTTCAACTCCTGCGGCTTCTTCCATTTTGGAAATTAAAAAGCCGGAATTAATTTCTTGTTTTTTCATTTTCGTTCCTCCTTAAAGTGATAGCCCCAAAAAAATGGGGACTAGAGAAGATTCCGTTTTAGTCTTCTCCCCACGTTTCCACGCAGTTGGGCGCGTCTTCGTATTCCTCGCCCTCATATTCCGTTACCCACTCGCCTGTTGTGGATAACTTCACGCAATCTCCAGTTGCGTGTTTACCGTCATAATCCAACGGCATTTCCTTTAAATGTTCGCGTGCAACCGCGAATACCTGCCAGCTTCCGTTCATCATGTTTCTGTACCCTCGCCCCTATGTGGGGCGTCCTTTCCTTTAATCTGTCTTTATTATATTCTAAAATTGGAATAATGTCAATCACTTTTGCTAGAAAAATTTTATTTTTTCCGCGTCTGTTGGAACAACCTCTATTATGTCGGATGGCTGGCAACGGCACATTATGCAAATTCGGTTTAGCGTTTCTAATGTAATGCTTTTGCCTGCCTTAATATTTTGCATTGTCTGCCCCGACAAAAGCCCGTTTTTTTGGATTTTTGCTTGATTATATCCGCGAGCTTTTAAAAGCTCAAATACGTCTATTTTATATTTTATCAT